TTCTGCAATTGCTAATTTAGTAGGCGCAACGCTATTGATTGATAAGTAGGAGGTTAAATGGCTAACACTACCTCTGGAACAGTTATATTTGATAAAAATTTTTCTATAGATGAAATTATAGAAGATGCTTATGAAAGAATAGGATTACAAGGCGTATCTGGTAATCAGTTACGTAGTGCAAGACGTTCATTGAATATAATGTTTCAAGAATGGGCAAATAGAGGACTTCATTATTGGGAAGTTGCAAACAATAATATTACTTTAGTTGCTGATCAAGCAGTATACACAATGTTTAGATCAACAGGTGATGGCACATCTGATGCCACAGCTGTTTATGGAGTGGACGATGTATTGGAAGCTTCTTTTAGAAATTCAAACGTTGACACACCTTTAACAAAAATAAATAGATCTAGTTATCAAGCATTATCTAATAAAACATCCACAGGACAACCTACTCAGTATTTTGTACAGAGATTTATTGATAAAGTTACAATTACTTTGTACTTAACTCCTGGTTCTGATCAAGCAGGTAAATTTATAAATTACTATTATGTAAAAAGAATTCAAGACGTAGGTGATTATACGAATGCAACAGACGTACCATATAGATTTGTACCATGTATGGTTTCTGGATTAGCATATTATTTATCACAAAAATTTAATCCACAACTCGTTCAACAAATGAAACTTTTGTACGAAGATGAATTAAATAGAGCATTACAAGAAGATGGTTCTTCTTCAAGTTCTTACATAACACCTAAAACTTATTATCCAAATGTCTAAATTATCTAGAGGAAAATACGCACAAGCAATATCAGATAGATCAGGAATGGCTTTTCCATACAACGAAATGGTAAGAGAATGGAATGGTTCTTTGGTGCATGTTTCAGAGTTTGAGGCTAAACAACCACAATTAGAGCCAACTAGATTTTCAGGAGATCCTGAAGGATTATCTAATGCAAGACCAGCTAGAACAGAGCCAGCAACACAAAATTTATTACCAAGCAATCCATTTAGTTTAACAAGTGGATCTGCAAATGTTACAGTGACAGAACCAAATCACGGTCGATCAAATAGTGACACTGTTAGATTTAGAAATGTAGATGGAAGTCCTGGAGGACTAGCATTTACAGTATTTGAAAATAGTTCAGGATTTAGTATAAGTAGTGTAACAACTAATACTTATGTATTTAACTGTGGCTCTAGTGCTACAGTAACAGAAAAATCAGGAGGAGACTTTGTTACAGCAGGACCTGTAACACAGCAAGCATAATGGCAGGATTTACTTACGATAATTTAGTAACTGATATTAGAAACTACACGGAAGTAGATGCTAATGTATTAACTGCAGCTATTGTTAATAGAATTATTGAAGATTCAGAATTTAGAATATTAAGAGATGTACCAATCGATGCTTATAAAAAAGAATCAATTGGTAGTTTGGTAGTTGGACAAGAAACAATAAATGTTCCTGCTAAAACTTTATTTGTAAAAAGTATTCAAGTATATGATTCTACATCAGCTACTACAGGTGCAAACACCTTTTTAGAAAAAAAAGATATGTCATATTTACAAGAATATGTACCATCAACAGAGTCTACAAAAAGAGGAAAACCAAAATACTACGCTATGTTTGGTGGTGCAACAGGTGTAAGTGATACTACGTCAGGTAGATTAGCTTTAGCCCCTGTTCCAGATGCTACTTATAAATTTAAAATTCATTATGAAGCTATTCCTGATGGATTATCTAGCTCAAATACAACAACTTATATAAGTCTGTACTTTCCAAATGGCTTATTATATGCATGTCTTGTGGAGGCATATGGGTTTTTAAAAGGACCTATAGATATGTTGACACTATACGAAAATAAGTATAAACAAGAAGTAGAGAAGTTTGCTGCAGAACAACTCGGTAGACGTAAAAGAGACGACTACACAGACGGAACTGTACGTATACCTATACCTTCAGCAAAACAGTAGGAGATAAATTATGGCAATATCATCGGCAATTTGTAACAGCTTTAAACAAGAGATTTTAGTTGGAACACATAATTTTACTGCGTCTAGTGGTAATACTTTTAAGATAGCTTTGTACACAAGTTCTGCATCTTTAGGTGCAAGCACAACTGCTTATTCAACATCAAACGAAATATCAAATACATCAGGATCTGCATACTCTGCAGGAGGAGCAACTTTAACAAGTGTTACTCCAACTTTAGATGGTTCAACTGCGGTTTGTGATTTTGCAGACGTAAGTTTTACTTCTGCTTCTTTTACAGCTAATGGTTGTTTAATTTACAATGATACACAATCTGACAAAGCTGTTGCTGTCATCGCTTTTGGTGGTGATAAAACAGTTTCTTCTGGAACATTCACAATTCAATTTCCAACAGCAGACGCAAGTAACGCAATCATTCGTATAGCGTAAGGAGGGTCAAGTGCCCGACGTTACTTCAGGATGGGGCCGATTAACCTGGGGACAGGCTAATTGGAATAGTGCTACAACTTTAAAAACAGGTTGGGGTGCACAATCTTGGAATGGTGAAGGTGGTTGGGGAGATCTTTCTGATCAAACAATTACTCTTGATGGTCAATCTGCAACAACAAGTATTGGTTCTACATCCGTAGAAATAAATTTTTCAGGTGAATTATCTGGTCAAGAAGCGACTGCAAGTGTTGGTGATCTTTCCGTACAAGTAGATTTTACTGGAGTTCTTTCTGGTCAAGAAACAACTGCAAGTGTTGGTTCACCTACATTAGAGTTTACGTATGAATTAAGTGGTCAAGAAGCAACTGCTTCTCCTGGCTCCATTACCATGGGAGTCACATATCTTTTAGAGATGGTTGGTGCAAATCACTCTATGACAACAAGTGTTGGCTCTCCAACAGTTGAGGGTGAATTAGGTGTGCCACTAACAGGTGTGCAATCTGATTTTGCAACACCTACTTTATCTTACACAGGAACTTTAGTTGGTTGGGGTAGAGATGCATGGGGTGATTTAAGTTGGGGTGAATCTCCAAATCAAGTTATTAATTTAGTTGGTGTAGACGCAACGGCTAGTGTTGGATCAATAGCTCCTGCTGATGTTGTTGGATTATCTGGTCAAGAGGCTACAACAAGTGTTGGATCTACAACTATTAAATTAGATTCAACTCCTGCAATTACAGGACAAGAAGCAACTGTAAGTCAAGGCACGTTAGGTTTAGAATTTGGTCCTGCTGCAATATCAGGAATAGCTGCTACTTCAGGTGTTGGTACATTAGGTTTAGAATTTGGCCCTGCAGAAATAACAGGAGTTTCTGCTACAACAAGTGTTGGAAGTATTGAAATAGGATCTGTTGAATTAATTAATGTTACTGGCGTAGAGGCAACAACCTCTTTAGGATCTGTAGTTTTAGAACTAGGTGTTCCTTTAACAGGAATAGCTGCAACTTCAGCTATAGGTTCTATATCTCCAGCAGATGTTATTGGTGTAAGTTTAGATGCCATGAATGCATTACAAGGAGAGGGTGGTGTTGAAGCATATGCTAATATAAATACAGGATCAAATAGTAGTTTTTCTGGGGTTGCAACTGGATCAAATACATCGTATAGTAGCACGTCAACAGGATCTAATTCGTCCTATTCTGATCAGTCAACAGGATCAAATAGTTCGTATTCAAATGTTGCAAGTGGATCAAATACAAGTTATACTGACGCTGCATAGGAGATAAATTTATGGCATCAACATATACACCTCTTGGTGTTGAACTAATGGCAACCGGTGAAAATGCCGGTACTTGGGGAACAAAGACAAATACTAACTTACAAATTTTTGAACAAATTTCTGGTGGGTTTGTAACACAAGACATAGCTGGAGGCGCACAAACTACAGCTCTTTCAGTTTCTGATGGATCAACTGGTGCTGTGTTATCTCACAGGATGATAGAATTCACAGGAACTATTTCAGGAAATCAAATTGTAACTATACCTTTAGATGTTCAAACATTTTATTTTTTAAGAAATTCAACATCTGGTTCACATACAGTTCAATTTAAATATGCTTCTGGTTCAGGAGATTCTTTTACTTTTTCAGCTACAGATAAAGGTGATAAAATTGTTTTTGCAACAGCAAACGATGGCACAAATCCTGATATAGATACACTAGCGATTGGAACAGGTATAGCAAGTGTTTCCGCAGATACATCACCACAACTTGGTGGTGACTTAGATGTCAATGGAAATGATATTGTATCAACTTCAAACGCAGATATAGATATTATTCCAAATGGAACAGGAGACGTCAATCTTGGTGCAGACACAGTACAAATTGGTGATAACAATGCAAATGCAACATTAACAACACAAGGTACTGGTGATTTAACATTAAATACTAATAATGGAACTAATTCAGGAACTATAGTTATTTTAGATGGTGCAAATGGTAATATCACTATTACACCAAATGGATCAGGAAATATTGTTCTTGATGGACTTACATTTCCAAACGCTGATGGGTCAGCAAATCAGGCCCTAATTACAAACGGTTCTGGAACTTTAAGTTTTGGAACAGCAGGAATAACTACAGGAAAAGCTATTGCAATGGCAATTGTTTTCGGTTAAAAGGAGTAAATTATGGCAAACCCAAATATAGTATCAGTATCCAGTATTAAAGGTGAATCGGTTGGATTCGCATTATCTGCTACTACAACTACAACTTTAATGACAGTATCATCTGACAAAGTTGTAAAAGTAAATAGAATTACATGTGCAAACGTTGACGGAACGAATGCAGCAGACTTAACTTTATCCGTTACAAAATCAAATTTTACTCCAGATGGTGTTGCAAACTTTGACACGTCTGGAACTTTTCACTTAGCAAAAACAGTATCAGTGCCAGCTGACGCAACGTTAGTTATACTTGATACTCCAATATATTTAATGGAAGGCGATGTTCTTAAAGGTGGTGCAGGTGCTGCATCGGACTTAGAACTTTTCGTATCGTATGAATCGATAGACGACGCGTAGGAGGT